ACATATTGTTTCATCAAGCTAACAATGCTAGGCATATCAGGTGCCGATAGCTTCAGAATCATATTGAGTAGCATCGTAAAATGGTAGCCGTTTTCTTCCGTAGCACCTGGTGCTACATATACATCCTTTGTTCCATATCCGTAAGTTTCCTTCAATCGTTTTTCAAACATTAGACGTAACGTCTTAAATGTTTTGTTTAAATACTTCCGGTTAAAATCTGTCATGGCGTATGAATCACCAAAGAATTTCAGTACCGGCATAATCTCGTTTTCACGGATATAATCAACAGTCAATTCATGATGGATTCTAAATCTATCAATAAATGTCGCCTTACGCTTTTTGAAGTCAAATCGTAATGTTTCTGTACACATCCCTAAGTCATTTTTTTTGCCATCAAAGAAAAGCTGGATAGCTTGATATCGAATCTTCAAATCTAGGAAGTGCTTATAATTGATAACTTCGACATAAGCCGATACAGGATATACGCTCTCATCATTTATAGAGAAGTAAATTTTATGATCATAAGGATTAGAAGAAGCTCGACAATTTGGACAGGTATAGTATTTTGAACCGGTAACATATCCATTCTGATATGAATATCTACGTTGCCAGCTGCCTCCAAATGTAAATCCACAATCGATATGGTGTATAGTTGTATACTCCGCACCGTAAGGAGCCTCTAGGATTACGCTATCGAACATTTTGTGAATATAGGTACTGGATACAATCTCCACAGTGAATACCCCCTTTAATCACCAAACATAGCGAATAGGTCTTCTGCTTCCTTCTCTTCAACAGGTGCAGGCTCTACTTCTATCACTGGCTTTGGTTCTTCTTTAGGCTTAGACTTTTTAGCCGTAGTCTTTGCTTTCTTGCTTTTAGTTTCAGCTTCCTCCGCTTTAGGCTCTTCCTTTTGCTTTTTAGTAGGTTCTACGATTTCACAAGCCTTTACAATAGCATTGGATGCTTTCATAACACCTTCTGTATATGCTATACCTGCTTGGTATTCTTCAGCATTACCAGGGTCAAGCTCGATTGCTTTATGTAATATATCCAGCGCTTTTTTACAAATATCCGCTTGAGCTTTAAATTGTTGTTTAGGCATATTATTCCTCCCCTGCCATTGCGGACTTCAAATCAGTAATAATATCATCTGTCAAAGAGTCACTAGATGGACGAGTAACACCATGCTTGCTAAAAATTGCAAGTGCTTTTTTTGCTTTTACCCCATCTTCGCCCATCCATTCACGGAATTCTTTATAGAATGCTTTTTTATCAATCGGTTCAGCAGTTACATCTAATGCTGCATCCTGTTCTTGGGTTTCAATAGTCGCTGGTTCCTCAGTTGGTGTTTCAGCAGGAGTAGGCTCTGCAACCGATTCTGTTGCCGGTTCAACCTTTTTTTCTTTTTTAGTTTTTGTTGGCTTACCTTCGAAATCTGTTACAGGAACATCATCTGCAGGCGCTGGCACTTCATTTTCTAAGATTTCTACCTTACAACCTTCAGCTTCAAGTCGAGTTATACCTTCTGCAATCTTTTTACTACTCTTTTCAATTGCTTTCTTGAATGTATCCTCGAGTTTACTTTCTGCTAGTTCAAGACTGGTGCCTGCCTTTACTTTAACAATTGGCTTTTCCGACATACATTGGCCTTGGCATTGATGATTTAATCGTTCGTTCCAATCTGCTACTTGCACTGCTAGATCGTCCAATGTGTTGAATTTAATAGTTAAGATATTTTGATTTTCCATGATTTAATCTCCTTTAGAATTGAAATATTAGTTCTCCATCAACTAGTTGACCTTCTACAACTTTTGGCATTCCTAGTTTTATCAACTTATCAATGGCAGCTCGCTTTTGAGTAATAAAAATGCATCTGCGTTCAATCTGACTCGCCGTCGGTTTAATCACAAATGGTTCGGTCTCCACTGCAGGGGATACACATATTACTCTGTTGTTAATATCAATACCGACCTTGAAATACTCTGGGCCTTTAATTTTCCGATAGGCCATCATTGATAATTTGATATAGCTCTTACATGTAACAATAGCAACTTTCATAGCTCTATCATGTTTACCGTTATGTTTTTCAAAGAAGCTAAAATCAAATGTATTTATAGCTGGTTTTGATTTTTTCTTTGCTACAAGTTCAGGCATAATACCTCCTTTTTAGTAACGACTTAATGTGTTACAATTAACTTGGTTATTTAACTAGAGCTCGTATCTCATTGCCGTGAGTACGGGCTTTTTTACATTTATTTTTAATGTGTTCGTCATGGCATCTCTTACACACCCTAATAGCTTTTCGATTTACTTCATCGAATATATAGCTATAGGTATATGGGATAATCCGTACGCCACATTTTAAACAATTAACACGCTTCATATATCACCTCCTAGAACCAAAAGGGCAACAATACAAACAGAGAAACAAACACCATGCAACTAACCAGCATGAATACAGCCAAAAATAATGCTTGCATTAATGGTTCCATTATTCACCTCCATGTTTAACTACATATAGCAACATGGCGCTCGCCCATAATATCCCTATGGCCATTACTAGATCAGGTATGACAAAGCCTTGTACATCTGAACCCTCTAGCAACCCGAACATTATAAGGGACGCTATCATGATAAATTTATTCATCTTTCACTCTCCTATTCTTGCCTGGCATCGTTTCGCTAGCCAGGCATTAAACGAATCTAAATGAATTAAGCGTTTACCACCACGCTGTCCGATTTTCATTGACGGAAAATCAAAGTCTTCCGCCCATTGGCGAATCACAGCTGGTGCTACACTAGCCAACTCAGCAGCTTCATCAACAGTGATACATAGCTTGCTTCTATCCATTGAGCCCTCCTTATCAATATTTCATTCACTAAAAAGGCTACTTATACTTAGGAGTTAATACAGCAATATAATGCGGCGCCGGTTCAACATCATCAGCAGTAATAACGGCGACTACTGTATCGTCGTCTTCGTTTTTAATAACTATTTTTGTAAACATATCAGTATTCAGTATTGTATTTTCTGTCATGATAATCTCCTTTCGACACAATAAATACTTTTGATATAATCACCTTGAAAGGAGGTGATTATATGCAAGCGACTATCAAATTAAAGGATGGCGAATATATCGGAATTGATAACTTACAACTCATACGCCAACATGAGTCTACCTACGTAAAAGCAATTGATATTACTGATTTTGAAAACTTTAAGCTATATCAAACGCAATATACTTTTATTGGTAATACAATCCATCTGTTACATTCCGATGATATTGTGTATATTTCCTTTAAAAAATAATTAGCGTAAGACTAGATTAAGAGTGCACTCACAAGTGTGCTCTTTTTCTAATTCAGCTATAAGCTTTACAATTTCCTTGAGTTGTTCTTTGGTACTTGACTCTGCATTAATAACGACAGTCATTTTGTTTACGCCTCCTCTCTACTGCTACTAACGTTGTTAGTGGCTTTATCTTCTTTCACTTAATTTCTGATATAAGCTCAACGGCTTAAGACTCACGTCCAGCAACTACAATAATCAAAATTCCTGTCAGCACGAGCCCTATAATATATCCGATGACAAACTCCATATTTTCACTTCCCATCTACTGCCACTGACTTTTGTTGGTGGCTTTTATTTTTCTATTTAATTTTTAGTGTTACTCACTTGCTTTATATTTCGGATATTTAGATTAAAAAAATTTGCTCAAGTGGTAGTTCCGTCGATAAAGCCTTCTTTATTTTGACCGTTTCAGGGAACGTAAAAGGACGCTTACCATTTAGCTTTTCATTCAATGTTTGATATCGAATGCCTGTTTTATTTGCTAAATCTTTTCGAGTCCACCCCTGTCTGGCCATTTCCGCGTTAAGGTTTGGGTACATAAATTCACCTCCTAGCATATAGATATAATTTTTAATATCAGATGTCCGATATTTCGTTCATCTTTATGGCTTAATTGTAGCTTTATATTTCGTGCAAGTCAAATAAATTTGTATTGAAATTTCGTTTAAATATATTTAATGTTTGAAATTTCGGTTTTATATATTGATATTTCGAACATTAATTGGTATTATACAGATATAGGTTATTTAAATAGGAGTTTCTAAAATGACTCGAGAAGATTATTTAAAAGAGAAAATAAAAGAACAAGGCACCCAACGTGAATTTGCAGCTAAAATAGGTATGCCACCTTCCACATTATTTTCTATATTAAGAAATGTCGGTGGTGCTTCAATTGATAACATAATAAAAATTTGTAAAGGCTTAAATATAAAGCCTGATGAGTTAGCCGAAATCGGTGAGGAAATAACTATCCCTAGTGAAACCAAAGGGTACTACACAAACTCTGAAGCAGCAGAGTTCGCGGAATACTTACGCACACGTCCAGGGGCACGCATGCTTTTCTCTGCAGCAAAAGATATGTCTAAAGAGGACATGGAAGAAACAGTCAAATACATAGAGTTCTTAAAATCTAAACACAAGTAATACACACAAGGGAGAGTGTTATCGTTGG